AATTTCAAAATAACGAGCGTTTTTATCTAATCTATTTTCTTTTAATACTTGATATATTGCGGTCCTAAAATTGGATATTAGTTTATAGGCGGGGTCATTATCTTTTCTATGTTTTTCATATTCTCTTCTATTTTTTCTATGTTTATCGATATTTTTTTCTCTCCATTTTTGGTGATAAGTATTTAAACGGTCTCTATTATCTTTTTGCCAATCAGAAAAATATTGTAATCGTTTTTCTCTATTTTTAAAGTAATGTCGTTTATCTGATTCAGATTTGCCACCCTTAAATTTTCTACCCGAAGGTCCAACTATTACACCATTTTCTTTTAGTGTTCGTAATACAACTTGTTTTGTGATATTTAGTTTTTCAGATATAGATGGGGACCCTAACATCTCGACACTATATAATCTTAATATTTCATCAACAATTGATTTTTCTAACATTATTTTTTTCATATATTATAAATAGAACCATAAACTTGATTATTTACAAAGATATATAAAAAAAAGGGACAATTTCTTGTCCCTTTTTGGTATTTTGATAAGTATTGATTATCTCAATTCTCTTAAATCAAATGTTCTAACACCATCAACTGTAATTCTTCCGTAAAATCTATTATTCACCATTTTTTTAGCGTATCTAGTCATGATACCCTTGATTGGTGTAAAGTTAAACGGATTGTACATAGTTGGAGTTAATTGTAATGGTACATACGGTGCGTAGATGTAACCTGTGTCAAGTAAAGATGTACCTTTGTGTCCCATTAACACTTGGTTAGCTGGGAAGTAAGGGTCTCTATACACTTGGTAACGACCTGCTAATGTACCAACTCTCTCAATACCCATGTTGTATTGGTCTTGCTCTGGAGCCGCGTTTGATACGTGGAAATATTCCAAATCATCAAAGATTGCACTGATTTCAGAAGAAACCACGATCCAGTTAGCACCACCTCTAAGAGTTGATTTGTGGATTTGTGCAGAAAGTTGGTTGATTGCTGTGATAAGAGTTTGATTCCAATCTTTCTGAGTGTAAGGAACTGCTCCAACTGAAGAAAGTCTTTTCCAACCATTGTAGTCCCATCTTAAGTTCCAAGCCGCGCCTTTTCTAAGGTCTCTCAAGATTTCTCTATCGATTTCAGCTGCAACCTGCTCAGATAATAAAGCTGTCAATTCAGCTTCAGCATCGATGTTGTGGAAAGCCGCAACGTCTTGTGCCATTTCTGGAGACCATTGTGCTCTTAATTTTCTTTCTGTAACAGAAACTGTTACTGACATAAGGTCGAAAGAAACCTCACCAATTCTATCTTCAAATTCCAAATTCTTGTAGATTTTGTAAGTAGCAGTGAATGCACTGTTAGCTGAAGTTGAAGAAGAGAATGTTGAACCTGTGTAACCGTCAAGAGAACCTCCACAAGAGATACATACAGGAACCTGTAAGTCAACCTCTAAGTAGATTTTACCTTCTGCATCACAGATATTGTCATATTGACCACCGCCAGTTTTACTGTTAGGGAAAACTAAATCAGCATTATTGTTACCGTATTGTACGATACCTTTACCATATCTTTGAGTTACAACTCTGAATAAATAAGGGTTATTTACGTTAGCAACTGTGTAAACGTTGTTTGGAGAACCTTTAACTGTTAAATCAGATAAGAAAGATTCGTTATCCATTGGTTGACCATCAGGACCGATTAATTTACCCGCTCCGTCAGATGCGAAACCTGACATAACAATCAATACTTTTCTATAATTGTCTGTTGTGTAAGCAGATGGAACTAATGAATCTCCAACCCAAGCAACTGTAACTACGTCAGCAGTGATTGCGGAAAATTGTCCTTTAGAATAGTCATATAAACCTGGAGGGTCTAATGCTGGTTCTGTACCTTCATAAAATCTATCATAAAGGTCTTTAGTGTTATTGTAATCATATCCACTGTTTGGAGTTTGGTCAGTAGCTGCGTTAGGTGAACCATAAGGTGCCCAATGCTGATTTTCTGCATTCTCATAAGATTGGATATTAGGTACGAAGTAGAACAATTTACCGATCGGTAAGTTCATAGCTTGTACAGAAACGATATCGTTTGCTAATAATTTAGAGAAAACTCTTCTAACGATAGGGAAAACAACTGTTTCAAATGCACCTGTATCAGATGTAGATGATGCTTCATTAATTAAAAATGATGCTTGGTTTTCATAAAGTTGTGCTACGTTTTCTCTCATGTGACCTTTAAGACCCTCAAGGAATCCTAGTTTGTCCCATTTGTTGATTGTATCTTCTTTGATAACTTTAAGGTGCTTAAGACCGATGTTACCAACAAGACCTGATTCTAATAATGCTCCCATTTTAGTATGTTTTGTTTTTTTAATTTATTTATTACCCTAATTTACCCATCAAATCCTTCATTCTTAAGAATTGAGGATTCTCATAAGTTTTTGATTCAATTAGAGTAGTTGAAGAACCTGTAGAAACTTGTTTGTTTAATTTAGTTTCAACTGATTCGTTCATTGGTTTTGTTTCAACCTTAGCTAATTCGTCTTTGATTGACTTGTAAAGATTTTTAGATTCTTTTAAAGTTTCAACTCCGTCAAATCTTCTAAGGATGTTTATTTTTTCTTTTTTGGTTGTTGAGTGTTCTGTGAACAATCTTGTAGCGTATGCTAAGTTTGAATTGAAAATAGCAACTTCGTTAAGTTTTTCTCTGAAAACATTTAACGCTTTTCTATATTCTTCATTTTTTTCTCTCAACATTCCAACTTCTGCTTGTAAAGATTCTTCGATTGCAGTGTTAAATTTAGAATGTGCTCTTTGTTTTGGTAGACCACCTTTTCTAAAGTCTGTACCCATACCAACAGTTCTTGCTGCTTCTTTGGTTTCAGTTTTTTTAACAATTTTGGATTTACCTTCCATGTTAGCACCTTTCTTGTATTCGAATTTAGCCTTTCCAGTACCCATTTTTTTAGGACCTTCTTTTTTGTCTTCTTTAAATCCACCAGCAACTTTATCTTTGTAAGTGAATTTAGGACCTGAGCCAATTCCAATACCTTTAGGTTTAATCGTCTTTTTTGATTTTTTTGAGTAAGCTTCGTCCAATGATTCTTCAATTTCTTCATCATACATGTCAGATTCTTCAATTTCTTCATCATACATGTCAGATTCTTCCATTTCGTCTTCATTAAATTCAATTTCATAAACAACTGAATCGTCATCATCCATTTCTTCACCTTTTTTTGCGAAAATTTGAGAAACGATATCGTCTATGTCTTGATGTTTAGATGACTTATGGTCATCGATTTCTAATTCGTCAAAGTTCATATCTTCTTCTAAGTTTTTGTCTTCTTCAGACTCACCAAGCTTTACGATATATTCTTCGTCAGCGTTGTTATCACTTAAGTGAATATCGTCACCATCTTTTTTAACGATGATTCCGTCTTCTTCACCCATAGCTTTAAACACCTTAAGAATTTCTTCGTCTGAAGCATCAGTTAAATCTATTGGACTTTCATCAGAATCCATGTCCATGTCAATATCAGTATCGATATCCATGTCCATATCATCTTCATTATCTGTATCCATATCAACGTCAACATCAGCGTCATCTGCCATGTCATCCATATCAATATCTACATCTGCTTCAACCTCATCTTCATCATTTTGTTCTGAAAGAGATTCTTTTACTAACTGGTTGATTTCTTCCTTCATAGTAGAAGCAAGTATTCCTTTTGCATTTTCGGCGATAGCCTCTTCAACATTTTTCATTTGAATGAGCGCCTCTTGTACTAATGTTTTATTTTCTTGCATGAAAAAATTATTTATTTAACTAATAAATAGTTCCAACTTACAAAAAAGTTTATTTCATATGGTTACGTATATAGTTTTTTTTATAAAACTATATTTGTAAATGTTTTGTTTGGATATGAATTCGTATATTATATTTAGGACTTACCTTCTTTTAAGGTTTAAATATTTTTAAATAAAAATCCTATAAATAAAAAAAGTGGTCATTTGACCACTTTTTTATTAATCTTCAATTACTTCATCGATTTTACTTTCAGAGACCGAAGTGATTCTCCAATCATGTGTAAAACCTTCATACTTTTTAGTTACTTTAGCCTCAACGTCAGTTACCGAGTAACCCTTAACAAGTTTTTCTTCTCTGATTTTTTTAATCTTTCCTGAATTTTCATCGGGTAAATCGTATTGAATTTTTGCTACAAAATATTTTTCATCCATAGTTTAAATTATTTTCCCAAATAATCGTTTAATTTTTTCATTAAATCAATAGATTTATTCGCAGATGTTGTCTGTTCTTTATATTTTTTTTCCTCTTCTAAGTTTTCTTCATATTTCTCTCTATCATTAGGGTTGGAAAATAAATACGCACCTGGTGTTGATGGAGAAGAGACTAAATCAAAACAAATCAATTCAAAATCATCTTGAACCTCATTTCTCTCACCTACTTTTTTAAGTGACCCAACGCCTCTTGATGAAACTCCCATTGTAACACCTTGTCTCATTAAATTTGCCGCAATATCTCCTTTTGTTGAAACAATACCACTTTCATGAAATCCAGGAGATGTTAATAGTTTTAATTTACCCATTAAAATATTATTGTCCCACCAAATATCTGTGATTATATGTGCAACCCTATCTAAATCAATTAGTGATGATTCTGGATGATTTAATTCAGATGTAGATAAACCTTTTGCAATTGTTTGCTTATATTTTTCGGCTTCTCTTTTTAATATCTTTTCAGGGTAAAATCTACCGTTTCTATTTGGGGTGTTAAATTTTTGTAAAACGGCATAGAATTCAAATGGATTTCTATAATCTAACTCTTTCGCCTCTTTTAAAAAAGACTCGTTAAATTTATCTTTTGGTGAAACCCAACCAGCATCCATTTCAATTAGGATACCATGACCAACCTCATTTGCCTCTAAAATTCTTAATTGTTTCATCTATTCTTTTAAGATAAATATATCAGTTTGAGATACTTTATTAATTTTCTCCTTTTTTGGTTGTTGAGAATTCAAAGTATGTGTTTTGATTTATGTTATTCTTAAAAATATTTTTAACTATTTTTTTTACAGAATCTTTAATTTCTTGTGATTTAAAATCCATTTCGTTATGGGTGTATAAATTAACTTCTAAATTAAAAAAAGATTTTTTTCCTTGTGAGATACCGCTAGTTCTAAGGTCTAAATCTACAATACTTTTTTCTTTAAAAATTGATAGGTCGATTGAATTAAATACAGAGTGTTTTATTTCTCGATTAAGATTACCAACAATTCTATTCCAATTGTCATAATCGTCTTTGGGTGTTACCCATGATTGGATGTTTATATATACGGATTTTAAGTTTTTTGAATCCACGGTACCGTATACGGATTTAATTGGGTTATATAAGTTTAATTTTACACTTTTCCCTTTTTTCATTAATTTTCATATTATTAAATGTTTATTTTAATAAAAAATAACACTTAATAATCCCATAGTCAAAAAATTTTTAATAAATAAAGATATTTGTAATATATGATAATTGTAGAAATAAAAAACTCAGATAATATTGAGAGGGCTTTAAAGATATTAAAGTCTAAAGTAATTAAGACAAAACAAACTCAAATTTTGTTTGATAGAAAAGAATTTACCAAACCTTCGGTTAGAAAAAGAACGGAAAAATTAAAGGCGATGTATATCCAAAAAAAGAAAAGCTCTTAAATAGAGCTTTCTAAATTCTTTAATTTTAAGAAATTCATTTGGTCGAATTTCTCATCTTTTAATCTTTCGATTGTTTCAGAGATTTTTGTTTTTAATTCAAACTCCTCTTCTTTTTCTAAAATTGTTTGTAATTTAGAAATCGCACTTTCTTTAAGAGTTTCAAATTTTGTTTCTAAAACATTACTATCTTCTGAAATAATTTGTAAAAATTCTTTTTTAGAATTTTCATCCATAGTCTCAATATAAGTTCTTAAAGTTTGGTTTGCAATGTTGACCATAGATTTAATTGGAATATTGATACTTTCTTTTACAAGTTTATTATCAGACATAACCACGCTAATAATTCCTTTTTTAGCATTAACTCTCTCTAATAAATTTAGTTTGTTAGTATATACTAAAGTATCAATATTGGAATATTTGTTCTCAATTTTTTCAGATATTGTTTTTGGTAATTTAATATCTGAAGATAATTTTTGTATTAATTTGATTCCCTCCTCAACAAATTCTTTGGCATCAGATTCGGACAATCCTTGTGGAGTGCTTAATTGGTCGTACAAAGCATATACTTTTGACATTGTTTTATTACTCAGAACATTTTGTCTGAATTCTCTCAATGATTTTTTGAAATCCGATTCGTTCTTGTAGGATTCAATTAAATTGTTTTCAATTATGGATTTTACTTGTCCGAAAGTCATTTTGTGTGGTTTTCAAATAAATATTACGAGTTTAGTAACTTATCTAATTCTTTTGTGATTTCACCCAAAGAATCTTGTGCAACCCCCAAATTTATTATTTGAGCCCCTTCAATTAGGTTATTTTCAACTAAAATATTCAAATTATCCATTCTTGATTCTGGTGTTACCCCTCCTTCGGTTGGTGGAAGAGGAGCCTCTCCGCCCGCTTCTTCAGGTGGTAATGCACCGCCCTCACCACCAATACCTTCTTCTGGTGGCGGTGTTGGAGTTGAGAATGACCCTCCTCCAAATGATGGTTCTTCTGGTGTTGTTGCCGTTGCAGTTGCAGTACCTCCAGATGAATTACCATATAGTTTGTCAATATTATCAAATAATCCTGTTTTATTAATAACGGTAGGAGTTGCTTTAAGTTCTTCTCCAACCGCTCTTTCGATTCTTTGTTGTTGTAGGTCAAGTCTAATTTCTTCGTCAGACCAACCAAAAATATGTTTCTTTGCCCAAGTTGATGATGTAGGTTGAATCCCGTTTCCTGGGTCCGCAACCAAATCTTTGTATAATAAAACTTTTTCTTTCCAAACATCAATTTTTAACAAATCTGCTTGAGTGGATGGGTTTGTTAAACCTAAAGTAAAGTTCGATAATTCATCTTCAAATCCTAATAAAAATAAATGTACAATTGCAATTTTATTTAATTCTTGCAACATACTTTTTTGGATTCTGTTAATAGTTCTAGCAAAACGAATATCCTGTAATGATAGATTTTTACCATCTCCAACGACTTCTTCAAATCCTAAAAACGCTTTAGGCACACGAAGAGCGGTTAATAATTTCTTTTGAATATATTCTATATCGGCAATCTCTGATAGGTTTGTGGCGCCAGGTAATGTTGTAATTGGGTCCGGTGCTGCAGGGTCTCTAACAGGTATAAAATAATCTTGGTCAACCGCCATTTGGTTAAACCTCATATCCACATTCCCTGTTTTACTATCAACGATTTGTTCTCTCTTGAATTTATTGGCGACACGATTTACATATGCCTCAACATCATCATCATTCATGTTTCCAACAAACACTTTAAACATTCTTCTTTCAGGTGCTCTTGATGTTCTATAAATCAACATCGCATCTTCAGAAAGTAAAAGTTGTTTCCATGTTCTTCTTGCCTTTTCTAACATAGAAGTACCATAAGGAAGTTTTCTATCATCACCCAATAATCTAAAATGAGCAATTTCCCAAGACTGAAATTCCATGTTTTTATTTTTCCATGTAAATGTCATTGGTTTTCTTTCACCTTGAGGTTCGACCGTTGTTGTAATTTTTTGTGTTGTTCCCACTTCATGTCTTTCAATCTCAATCGTAGGTAATTGTTGACAACCTACAATTCCTTTTTCAGGGTCTAATTTCAAGTAAACAAAGTTATCTCCGTACTTACAGGTATTTCTTGTCCACATTGGTAAGTTAGTATTGATATCAAGTGCATTGTTAAATAAATCCGCTAAAACACCTTTAATCCTTTTTGATTCAGAATATATTTGAAGAATAAACCCATCTTCATTTGTTGTTGTTGATTCTTCAGCGTAGATATCTAAAGCAGCCGAAATCTCAGGAGTGTATTCCATAGATTCATAGTCATATTGTGACGATAATCTTGTTGGTTCGTAATAAACTGCTTGAGAGTATAAATTATTCTCAACTTTTGCCCATTGATTTGTTAAATAGAACGTTTGTTGAGCCTGTAGCTTTTCTTTTTCGTATTCTTCTCTGCTTTTTGTGCGTAGAAGTTCTTTCTTATCAAACTTAAATGTTGGATAATCCTGATTTAATAATGAATTTGGCCCGAATGTTTTCGATAATCGTTGCCAAACTGTCATGTTTTGTTCGCTCATCTTATAATTTTACTTGTTACCTTGATAATATAAATAGTTATTACGCACCAAATAACCATCCATACTTTTTATAATCATCTTTTGATGGTCCTTGGTTTGTGAGTCTGGGGTCTCTACCCATTTGAGGTACCATTGGATTAAAAAATTCTGAGCTATTTTTATTTTCACTAATTGCCGTTGACCAAGAATTTAACATGGCTTTAGTGTGATTTGTAACTTTTTCTAATGATTGAAAAGATTTTTCTGCAACATATATCGCCATAGAAATTCCCATTATACAATCGTCATGATGTCCCTTTTGGTGGTCGGGCCTTCCATTAACGTAAATGAATGTATTCATTTCATTATATAATCTATGAGAATAAACTTTAAATCCGTGTCTTGCGGCCTCTTCTAATGCGGCAATAATTTGTACTCTTTTACTGTTAAAATTAATACCTGGTATTTTTTCATTTAACTTGGGATCGTATTTCCACTTATTGGTAGTATCGACGTTGTCCACATACAATCCTCCACCGTAACTCATTTCTTGCATTCTTCTTGCGGTGGATACACCCATACCACCTGTGATATCAATTACACAATAAGCATTGTACATCGTACCCCACTTGTAGGCTATCTCCGCAGTTACGTCTGGAGGTACTTTTCCGACGTATTCAAGTACTTGTTCTCTCGTATCAAAGTCAATTATCTGAATACAAGAGAAGTCTTCAGAATCCCCTCTAGATACGTCAACACCCATTACATATTTGTGTCCGTTTTCAGGTTCCTTAAATATCCATAATCCTCCTCCCATCATCTTAGCCATAGGGTCTCTTAACTGATTTTTAGCAATATTCTGCATTAAATCAGAATCAAATACGTTATCACCCGAACCTAAAAAGTTACATTCCAACTCCTGAGCCACTTTTCTCCTATCGTACTTTAACTTTTTAACCATACCTTCGAACCAAGCGGAACAAGGTTTATATCCTTGGTTAATATAATCAGTTACAACTGAGTGGTCTCTTTCATATGGATTATCCATAGATAAATCAATCACAACATCGGTAAGGTTATAGTCTTCTCTATTTAATAGGAAATGAACTAAATCATTTGTTTTAACCACATATAAATCCTTGGTATATCTTGGGTCACGATACCAAAACATTTCAGAAATTTTGAAATCATTCATATTTCTTAATGCTTGGTCATAAATTTCATAATAGATTGGGTCATATCCGTTTGGAGTGGATACAACAATAACTTTACCACCCGTAGAAAGTGATGCCATACAGGCAGACCAGAAATCATTATCCGCCTCGATGAACGCGGCCTCATCAAAAATAAGAATAGTTGGGGTATAACCTCTCAACGCATCTTTTGACGTTGCAACGGCTTTAACTTCACAATCGTTAGTTAATTTAAAATGTCTTGCGGCGTTCTTTTTAGGGTCAAAACCAACTCCAACCCACGCAGGCCATTGTTCGGTAAATCCTCTAATTTTGTTGGCCATCTCCACAGATGTATCCAACTTATTAGCAATAATTAGGATTTTTTCAGGTTTTTGTTTTTTTGCAAAAACTAATTTTTTAGATGCCCAAGCGGCGGTTACGGTGGAAACACCTGCCTGACGATATTTTAACGCAATATTTTCGTTGTAATTATCGTAGTCTTCGATAAGACTAATTTGGTCAGGGAATAAATCTAATGGAACATACTTTGATACCGTATTATCGTATGTCTGTAAATAAGTACGAAGTGCATAAGGAGTATTCCTCATACACTTCGTAACTTCAATAATTAATTGTTCTTTAGTCACAAATTGTTATTTGGGTCTCGATATACCCAAACTACCTAAGAAATCATCTAAACCATCTTCATCATCTTCGTCAGAGTCAATATTCTCCTCTTCTTTATAATTTTCGAACTCATCTTTCATATTTTGAGCTTCCTTCATAATTTCTTCAAATTTTCTGGTTGCCTTTTTAACTTTAGATTCGTCCTCAGAAATGGCATTTCCTATGATTTCCAAAAATTCTTGTGCAGGTATTTGGTATAGCAAGATATGGAACCAGTTTATTAGACCTTTGTTTGAATCGTCAAACATTTGGTCTGGTAGTGCGAACCTAAGTTTCTCAACGATTTCAGGTCCAATTCTTAATTGCATAGGCTCATTTGATAATATATCAACTTGTCCTTGTACTTTTTGACGCATTCCAGGTTCTTTTGGTAATCCGTGTCTACCTTTAGCTTCTTCTAATCCTTTGATGATTTCATGACAAAGAATTGGGAAAATCATGCCTTGTGCAATGATTTTAGTGTCAGGTTTTTCTTCACCTTCTTCTCCACCTTCATCATCACCATCGGCATCATCTAATTCTACTTTACCGGCAACACCTTGCCCTGTCTGACTCATCATTTCAATCATCTGTTCCATTGTAAAATACAAGAAATCATTAATTGCCATAATACCCAAATAGTCTCTATATAACGATGGGTTAATCGCATCTAATCTCTCTTTAATATCCGGTTTTTGGAAAAGGTAATGTCCTTTTTTTGCGGCACCTTGGATGATTGCATTTATAATATTTCTTTTATGTTTTTCTAATTCTAATTGCTCCTCGTCTGTTAAATCCTCAATATCAAATGATGGAATATCAAGAGATTGTTTTTCTTCTTCTTCATCCTCTTCCTCATCTTCAGGCTCTTCAGGGTTGTATCTAAAATTTGAAGTGTCAATAGGATTACCTAATTGAGCTTCAATTTCATACCATCCCTCAGGAACTTCTCCCTCTTCTAACGCAGCATCAATAGCTAATTGTTCAAGTTCTTCTTTATGGGCGGCTTCGATTCTCATTATATTAGGAAGCTTTCTCATCATTTCTTGATAAATCATTCCTTGAACTTGTTTTGAACTAATATCTTGAATTCCCGTAACTTCTTTTAATTTGTCCGCAACTTTACCGAATCTTTGACTTACAAGTCTTTGTACGTCCGCGCTTCCTTTTTTCATCGCAGGATTAGATGCGTACAAATTCTCAGGACTACCTAATTTTCTTTCCAAATTAGGGTCCATTCTTTCAGGTCTATTGCCGTAATCTATTTGTTCTTTTATTTTAGCCATTTTCTTATTTTTCTAACATTTTAATAATAACATTAATTACCTCATCTTTTGCATTTTCAGGTGATATTTTTTTCGCCTTTGGTGCGGGTTTTTCACCAGGGTTTGGATTTTTGCCAGGATGTGATGGTCTTGGTTTTTTATCGGGAGTCCCAGGTTTAGTTGTTGGTGATGTTTTTGGTTTTGAAGGTGCGGTTGTTGTACCTTTAAAATCTTGAATATGTTTTGTTGCAAAACTCTCACCTTCGGTGAGATAATTCACTAAATCTCCTTTTGTAATTCTTGGAGGTAAATTTTTCTCTACTATTTTCATAATTTGATTTTCGATAAACAAAGATACGGGATTTTTTCCTTCCTTTAATTGTTTTTTTACCGATTGAACACATCTTTCAAATTTTCTTGTTTTCTTAGGTCCTACCTGTGCGTGACATATCGCCCAAGGGTTTGGCTTTTGTTTAGATTCATCAATAACTGATTCGATAGCGTTTAGAACATTTTTTTCAGTTTCGTTATCTGAATCATCGTCCATTCCATCTGGTGCCATTTTTTGATTTGGAGTTTGAGTTGTCTCTCCTTGAGATGCGTCGTCTTTGTCTACTTCTACGCCATTCTGTTCATCGAGTTCTTCTTCATAAGTAATGAATGATTGTTTTTTAGCCATAGCTTCTCTTTCTTGAGGTGATCCTTTAGGAACTTTTAAAATGCCAGTTGTTGTTTGTTCACTTAACAAATCTTTAAACAATTTGTTATGTAAAACATCAATTTGCGATTCATTCAATTTAGAAACCGTCTTTGCGGATAGTCCCTTTTCGATTAATTCAAGTGCTTTTATATTAGTTTTCATATATAACTTTCTTTTCAAATTCCAAAATCAAATCTCTTTCATAGAGTTTGTCTTTTATTTCTTGTTCTGTTGCTCCGAATCTAAAGACCAATCTTTTTTGACCTTGTACTTCTTCGGATTCCCAGGCTAACGCAACCACATCATCCATTGCGTCTATCATACAAAAAAAATCGGAGTTCTGAATCAATTCCAATTTTATATCAGTATTTCTCAGAACTCCTACCTTTTTAATATATTTTAATTCGGGAGGGACTGGATAACCATTACAAGGTTTACTTTCCCAATATTCTCCCCACACATCTAAAACATCAGAAAATATAAATTCGTAAAGATTGTCTCCTTTATAATTAGGACCTAAACCATTTACGTAAATTAATTTCATATTACTAATCCTTCAGGTGATATTTTATATTGTTTTTTATTAGATTCAAAAACTAAATTATTTTTATTAGTTTTTCCAATTAATTTAGAATTTTTATTTTCTTCTAAAAATTTTTTGGAAGCTAATTCTTGTTCAATAGTTTCTGTTAATTTAACAACATTACTCATTGTTTTTTTAAGTTCAATATTTTCTTTTTGAGACTTTCTTTCTTTACTCTCTATTATTTCTTTCTTTGACATTTCAAAGTACTTTGAAATAACTTTATCAACTTTAGATTCTTTAAAGATATGGTCAAAAATTGCTCCGTGTAAACTTCCTTCTGTTGCTTCTGCACCCATATCTTCAGCACCTAAATCAGGAGTTGAATCTCCACCTAATTCTTCGTCACCTAAATCAGGAGTTTCTTCTCCACCTAAACCTTCATCACCAAATTCTGGTGATTCTTCACTCTCTTCAAATTTAGACATGATATCTTCTTTATCTTCTTCAGATAAATTTTTAAGTTCTAATGAAGATAAAATCATATTAATAACATATTTGATATCTTCAGAAGTCATTCCTTCTTCATTATCTAATGTTCTAATTTTTTGAGTTAATTTACCGGTTAATTTTTGAATAGTTTTAAAAGTAACTTTTTCTTCTTCGGTTTCTCCACCCATTCCCATATCATCATCAGTACCTCCCAAATCTTCAGGTGCCATGTCATTACCTAAACCTTCTTCTCCACCTTCAGGTGCAACCTCGTCTTCACCTCCGCCAACTGGCGACGGTGGTAATTCTGGTGATGGTACCGATGGTGGTGCCGCAGGAACTTCAGGTGCGGGTGCAGGTGCTGAAGCTGGCTGTGGAGTTTTTAATGTGTATTTTTTTTGTTCACCAAATAAAGAAGTACCTTCTTCATTCTCATTAAGTCTATTAACCTCTTTAGTTAGAAGATTTAATCTCTTTAATGCTTGAGAATATGAAGAATAGTATTTTCTATTTTTCATTGGTTCAATATAATCTGTTTCAGACTCAGAGATAGTTTTTTTAATTATATAACCAGCTCTTTCTTTCACGATTTGATAGTTATTACCATCAACAAGTGAAATAGAAAACTCTGAACGAGATGTTTCATTAATATTCGATGGATTATTCTCGTTATAACGAGCTATTTCCATGATTCTTTTTATTTTATCTTGGCCTGTGAGCTTTTCACTTCCGATTGGTTTTAAATCTGCCATTTTATCTATTTATTTTTTTTTTAATTATTAAGTCCGTTAAATCCACCTAATTCAACTGAGTTTAGTTCTACAAAAGGTACTCCTGCTGCGTCTGTGTATACCGCGTGTGGTACTACAGAACCTGAAACTGTTGTACCTGTTGGGGGGTCGCAACATTCATTTAGGTAAACGTATTGGTCATTAACACTATATCCGCTAATTGGAAATGGAGTGTGGGTTGGTGTTGGTGTGGGTGCTGGCGTTCCAGTTTGGGTTTGAGTTGGTGTTGGTGTAGATGCTGGTGTTCCTGTTTGAGTTGGTGTAGATGCTGGTGTTCCTGTTTGAGTTGGTGTAGGTGTTGCACTTGCTGTTGGGGTTGGTGTTCCTCCGACGATACAATTAACACACGTACTCCAAGGACCACTATATATTGTTGCGGTAAACGCTAATGGTGTTACTACACCTTCAGCAATCGTATAACAAGAATGAGAACTACCTATATTAAGGTCATAAATTAACCCTAAAGTAAGAGTTCCGTCAATCACAATATTGTAGTATGTTTGAGACGAACAAGAGACTGCCAAATAATAATTCAATGCCATCTATTTTTTCTTAATAAATATACGATTATATGAATAATTTACGTAATTACTTAAATATCGTAATTACTCCTCTATTTTTCTTTCGACGGAAAGCTCTTTATCTAACTCTTTATTTGTAGCATCAAAGAGCTTTTGGATATGACCTGACCTTCTTAAGAATTTAAAAACTAAATTTTCATAAGAAAGTTCCCCATCTTTTTCCAATCCTGATTTCCTATATTCCTTTAATTTATCTTTAATCGCCTCAAGTTTTTTACCGTCAGAACCTTTTTCAGATTCTTCAACCGCATTATCAATCTTCTCCGTCCAAGATTTTATTTTTTTAGACAGAACTTCTTTGTCAATATCTTTATTAAACTTTTCAGGTTTACTAATCCATTCGTCATCCATAATTGAATAAACCCCTGTACTAAAATGAGGCTCACTTTCATCTTGAGCATAAAGTTCTACATCATATCCATATATTTTGATATCGTGCTTATCATTAAAAACCTGCTTTTTCAGATTATACAATTCTTTATATAAATCAGATTGTTTTCCAAAATGTTCTAAATTAACAAGTATGTGTAAGTCAAAATCAGAAAACTCTGACCAGTTGAAATTGGCCAACGAACCAGTAAGAACAATATCCTCAACAAAAACATCTTCCCCCAAATAATCAATAAATTCTTCTGCAATATTTTTCAATGCCTTTAGAACTTTTGGGTTTAAGGTTGCTTTGTCGGGATTTTCAGGATTGTCCCAAACTTTCGGATTCAAAGTTTTCTTAAGAGAAAAACTATCTAAAATTTTTTGGAAATTGCTCATTGTTAATAAATACTACAAAACTTATAGTTTTTTGTATTTGTATTTCTTGGCAATATCAGTTGTGAAAAATTTACCTTGTGATTCAGATATTCTAAATCTTGTGTAAATTTGATGTGGTACATTTTCGTACTCGTATTTGAGACCGTTGTTAAATTCAACAATTAATTTTTTATTCTCGGTGTCGTATTCAGTTTTTTTAATGTTAGAAGATTTTATCTCATTAATAATCTTCGTCCCTTGAATCTCTTCTCTTACTATAGCCATTTTCTGATAAAGGTGTTATTTCGTTAATTTTTTCAAGTAATGGTTTCACGAATTCAATAAACTCGTTCCAACTTATATCAAAACCATAATCTTTAACTTGCTGAAATAAAGCCTTTTGAGTATCACCAAACTTATGAAATAATCTCATCATTTTTTCAGTATACATTGGCGGTTTCTCTAAGTCAGATTCACTGAATCCTACCTCTTGAAAATGTTTTCTTAAATCAAGATATATTTCAATTAAATGTCTTAGCCCGACACGGTCATGTAAAAATTTTTCGTATGGTTTCATATAAATAAATACAAAACCCCACCAAAAAGTTGATGGGGTTTTAATTCAAACATATTAATGGTTAAAGAATACTGATTCTTTTCTTATCTTGTTTTTTGTAATTAGGTACGAATACCGTCAGAAGACCATCTTCAATAGTTGCTTCAATAGAAGAAGAATTATATCCTTCACCGATTTTAAATTGTTTCTTAATTGATTTGGTTTTTTCCTCACCATTTAACTTATAGGTTCTAACACCTTCAATATGGATAGTACCACCTTCCATTTCCACCTTTAAATTTGTTTTATTAAAACCAGGGGCATCAAAGAAAAGATACGCACCATCTTTAGTGTGGTTAATTTCATAAGATTCTTCCGAATCTCCGTTTTTCAAAACTGTTGTTGAGTAATTGTAATTACTTCTTCCTCTGTTGTTAAAAAATGTGTCAAACAAATCATTTAATTCTGAACTGTTGTAAATCATAGTTTTCTATTTTTTATTTTAAAATTTATTATTTATCTTTGTTGTAGTCAAGTTTGATGCCAATGGAACAAATATGACAATCTGTATGTCATTTTTAAACCAATATGTCATTTTGACACACAAATAAAAAATATAATGACAATATGTCAAAATATTTTGCAGTGTCCAATTTTTGATACATCTTTGTAAAAATTATTTAACTATGAACGATTTAATGGACGATGACGACAAAATGATGAGTAAAAAACAAAAACAATCTTCAGACAGTAATACACCTGTCTTGGATAATTTCAGTAGAGATTTAAATAAACTCGCTGAAGCAGGAAAACTCGACCCTGTTATTGGTCGTGACCGTGAGATTTTAAGAATTGCTCAAATTCTATCTCGTAGGAAAAAGAATAACCCAATTATCATAGGTGAACCTGGTTGTGGTAAAACTGCAATTGTTGAGGGTCTTGCCATGAAAATTGTTAGTGGAGAATGTCCAAGAAATTTGGTCGATAAACGAATTGTAAATCTTGATTTAACTTCGGTTGTTGCCGGTACAAAGTACCGCGGTCAATTTGAAGAAAGAATGAAAGTGATTATTGAAGAACTTCAGGCAAATCCTAACATTATCGTATTCATCGACGAAATTCACACCCTTGTTGGGTCTGGTAATTCAGCAGGTTCTATGGATGGTTCCAATATCTTCAAACCCGCACTTTCTCGCGGAGAACTCCAATGTATTGGTGCAACAACTAATGATGAATTCCGTAAGAACATCGAAAAAGACGGAGCATTAGAGCGTAGATTCCAAAAGGTTATGGTTGAACCGTCTACTGTAAGTGAGACCATTCAAATCCTTAAAAATGTTCGTGACAAATACGAATCATATCACAAGGTAAATTACACCGATGAGATTATTGAAACTTGCGTTAAGTTGGCGGACAGATATATTACCGACCGTGAGTTCCCAGATAAAGCATTTGATATCTTGGATGAGGTTGGGGCTCGTATGCAAACCGAAGTAAAAGTTCCTGAAGTTATTGAAGACCTTAAAAAGAAGGCCGCAGAACTTAAACTATTGAAACTTGAGGTGGTTAAAAAACAAAACTACGAGCAAGCCGCAGACTTGAGAGATAAAGAGAAAAAACTCCTTGATAAACTTGAGGCAGAAAAGACCAAGTTCGAAGAACAGATGCAAAAAGATAAACAAACCATATCTTTGGAAGATGTATATGATGTTGTGTCTAATATGACAAAAATCCCTGTAAATAAGATGAGTGCCGATGATTCAAAGGCTCTGTTGAACTTGGATAAAGAATTAATGGGTAAAGTTATTGGTCAGGATGCTGCAGTTGTTAAGATTGCAAAATCAATCAAAAGAAACCGTCTTGGTATTAAAGACCCAAATCGTCCAATCGGTTCGTTCATCTTCTTGGGTTCCACAGGTGTTGGTAAGACCCACTTGGCAAAACAACTCGCAAAAGAAATGTTTGGTTCCGAAGATTCTCTTATCCGTGTGGATATGAGTGAATATCAGGAAAAACATACCGTATCTAAATTGGTTGGAGCACCTCCCGGATATGTTGGATACGAAGAGGGTGGAATGTTGACCGAAAAGGTTAAGAACAAACCATATTCTGTTATCTTATTTGATGAGGTTGAAAAGGCGCATAAAGACGTGTTTACCGTCCTTCTTCAAATCCTTGATGATGGTCACGTTACAGATAGTCTAGGTCGTAAGATTAATTTCAAGAATACCTTGATTATTCTTACATCTAACTTGGGTGTTAAAAAACTTCAGGATTTTGGTACAGGTATTGGATTTGGTAGTAATTCCTATTCTAATGAAGAGGCTAAGAAACAAGTATTGATGAAAGAGATGAAGAATTTCTTCTCCCCTGAGTTCCTAAACCGTATTGATGATACGATTGTGTTCAATTCATTGACACCTGAGGATATTAAAAAAATCACAGAAATCGAACTTAAGAAGTTGGTTACTCGTCTTGGAGATATGAAATACACAATTGGATATGATGAGACTCTTGTCAATTACTTGGCAAAGGTTGGGTTCGACGAATTGTATGGTGCTCGTCCATTGAAAAGAGCAATCCAAGATAAGATTGAGGACCTTTTATCCGAAGAGGTATTAACGGGTAGAATGATTGAGGGTAAAACCTACAATCTAAAGGTTGAGGGTGAGGAAGTTAAAGTGGTTAAAAAAGGTAGATAAATAAAAGGGGGAGAAATCCTCCTTTTATTATATTTATATGTTATGAATTTACAAGAACAAATTGATAGAAATAAAGAACTAATGAATATTGTTAATTTATCTGACTTGAAGGACGCTGGAACTTGGAGTGCAGACGCTTTAGTTAGAGTAAAGAAAGGTAGAGGCGTATACACTTACGATAAAGGTAAATTCGTTAAGAGAGATAGAGAACCAGAAGAAAGAAATAGTTGGAGGTGGGGACACAAACCTAAGGATGTTTTTTATCTAACAAATGAAGAAGCTGAAACAGTTAATAGTCTTATATTAAGAGCCAGAGAATTAGAATTGGAGTCAAAAAAAATTAGAGAAGAAATCAAACAAATTATTGGTTCCAATAAAAAATACAAATGAAAGACCTAATTAAGAAAATATTAAAAGAAACTATTAATAACGGTAAAGTTATTTGTGATAATTGTGGATGGTCTTGGAGTTTGAATAATGGAGGTGGTGATAAATATGTTTGTCATAAATGTGGCCACGATAACAAACCAAAACAATCCAATTTAGATAGAATAGTTGATAAATTTAAATCTAAATTTCCTGTGGAATATCAGGATAAATTTGAAAGGATTAAAAAATTTGTTAAAGATTATATTACCTCAAACGGTTATAATGTTAAATTTTTAAATGCTTGTAATACAGGATTTGGTGGTGTCAGAACTAAAGACCAGATAATTGTTTGTTCTCCATCTAATATGGAAAGTATTGGTGATTTTCTCTATACCATTTTTCACGAAATAAGACACGAATCTCAAGTATCCAAAATTAAAATGGATAACCCATTAAGCGATTATGATTTAGATGATTTTGAAAAAATATACAAGCAATATTGGGAAATGGAGTTAGACGCCGACCAATTTGCAAAAAATATGGTCGGCAAATTAATTCGGCATCTTGACATCCCTATTGATATTGCAAAAGAACAATTCTCACTTTCTCCATATATTAAAAACTATCCATCTATGTCTAAAATGATTGAGAGTTCTTTAAGACAGATAGTTGACCAAATTAAGATAATAAAAAAATCGGGTGGAGAATATGAAGATATTCAAGACCACCCGATAGTAAAAAGACATTTAGATAAATTAGAGTCTCTGATTTAAAAAACTCTTCTGGTTCTCCAATCGTAACTGACCGCTTTCTTAAAATGAAGATTGTATCCCAAACTTTCAATCATTTTACGACCCATATCAATTCCATTAAAAACATCTTCAATTACAACATACTCATTTCTTGTATGATAATTGTAATATCCGATTGAGAAATTAATACAAGAGAAATCAAATTTACCTCTTAATGCGTAAACATCAGTGTATGGATGGACCATATATTGCATACTTTGATTATCCATACCTTCAGTTAATACTTTATCACATACTGTGAAAAATTCCGAATCCCTATCAAAAAGAACTTGTCCGAAACATTTTTCGGTAATCATCCAATTCTCAGGAGCATCGAATTGTATACCATATCCAACATTCGTGAAAAATTCTTCTTTTGCCCTTAATGACCCGTGGCATCCTGTTTCTTCCGAAACAAAAAAAGCCGCTTTAAGATATGGTAATTCTTTAAGTAATGTTAAACATGCAAAAACACCGCATTTATCGTCACCACCAATACCTGTAGGGTTATCAGAATCGTTATAGGCCTTCAAAGAAAGTTTAATTTCTTGTTGAGCATTTGGTAACATTTCTTCCCTAATGTTAATAGGTTCAATATTATGAACTGTGTCAGTATGTGAAATTACACACGGGAAGTAGAAATTTTCGGGGATAAGAACAGACTCCTGTTTTGTTGCATAAACGTTGTTGTTTTCATCAACAAAATGTTCTATATTGTTTTCGGTCAACCAATTAACTAAAAACTCAACCATTCTTTCTTCCTGATAAGTTTTTGTTGGTACACTTAAAACATCTTTAAGTAGTTGTATATCTTTTGTCATTTAACAAAGATATTAAAAATTTAGATTTCTTCCAAATTAAATAATGAAGGTTGGTATAATAAATTATAAAAATTTTGTTCTGATACCTTAATTTTCTTTTGTTTAAACCCTTTTTGGAGTATTACAATAACTTTCATTGCGGGATATTCAAACCCATCAATTTTAAACCTGATCTCTTTTTTTGGGTCTTTTGGTAATTTATAGAACTTATCTTCTTTAAATTTTTTTGTAATTCTATCCGTCATTTGCGTATACTCTTGAACCGTTGCACCCTCTTCGCTATTTTCAAGTTTTTCTAATATATCATTCAACTTTTTTGATGCATAAGAATTAAATGACGATTTGTTAAAATATTCATCGTTTTGGAATTCATATGAATTTTCATACCATCCACCAAGTCCATATTTATCACCATCTAAAATCTTTTTAAGAAATTCTTCCAACGATAAATGAATACTATTTTCTTTTAGATATAGCATCATGAGGTTTGCAACCGTAGTTTTAAACCCATCACCATACAATTCAAATCCTAATCTTTCCAAATATTCATTAACTTCTTTTTTTACTTTATGATGAGCCACATTTTGCATCTCACTATTTTTTTCACTTTGGTAATCGGAAAGAATATCTTCAATTTCACTTTTAAAATTTGTTAATAATTTTTCTGCAAACCCTTCTTTAAAATCACTATCCTCAATATCAAAAGGTTTTGAATATATTATTTTTGATATTTTTTTTAACAAGTCTATGTTTTCCTCATCAAAAACATACCAAACTCCATAACCATTTTTAAAATCGTCATTTACCGAATATTGATCCATAAACTCATAATCACTATAATATGAAGTAACCACCTTATAAAACCAAGCGTCATCCTCACTCAAACCAATAGTTTCTAGAAACTTGTTTTCATCATCAAAATCTACAACAACTATACTTTGACCTCTGTTTGAACGGTCTTCTTTTACCTCACTTATTAACTCATCAGAATCCTCCAATTCATATTTGTCAATCTTACCTCTAGTGTAGTTGCGTAATCCAATAAATGTATCTAATGCTGCCATATCTGTATAAATACTTTTTTTCTTTGATTTTTTAAATATTTATCTTTATCTTTGTATTGTTCTTTGAAAATATGGGCTCGCCCTGGAATTGATTTCAGGTGTCAGGGATAAATTGCAAGTAGTCAGAATTCATCTATGACTTAAATACACGGTGAAAAAGATTAAATGGCAATACATTTGCTAAGCTTGCTGCTTTAGGTTTAACTAAAGAAGCTGCTGTTGTTGGTGCTTAATTAGTACAGAACAACACTTCGGGTCGGTTAGGACATATAACCTAGGAACAGAAGTCCGTCATGGGGGTCACAGGTCAGAGCTCCCTTAAAATAACTCTGAGACCAAGTTGTTTGTAGGTTGGTTTCTCACATATATCAAACCTAATATTTCGTAACGTTGAGAAACAATGTTGTACTAAACTTGTAGTAATTTATTGTTGAATCTGGAAGACAGCGGTTCGACTCCGCTCGGGTCCACTAAATAAAAACGGGTTCCTAATTGGAACCCTTTTTTATTTACTACCTATCTTAATTTTCGTAATTAGAAAACAATAAGGTTTTTGAAAAAAAATAGGTTAATAAAAAAATATTCTTATTTTTGAGTCATGAGTCAGGTTTTATATAATAAAAAGGCAACGTTCAATTATTCAATTGAATTAAAGTATATTGCAGGAATTGTGTTATTAGGTACTGAAGTTAAATCTATTCGAGAGGGTACAATTAACTTTGGTGATTCGTATTGTCTATTTATTAATAATGAACTATGGATTAGAGGATTACATATTTCAGAATATGGACACGGAACTATACATGAAACAATTAGAGATAGAAAACTCTTATTAAATAAAAAAGAGATTAGAAAAATCCAAAGTTTGATAAAAGAACGAGGATTTACTATATTTCCCTTAAGAATTTTTTTCTGTGAAAAAAATATCGCTAAAATTGAGATTGCAATCGGAAAAGGTAAAAAGAATTACGATAAGAGAGAATCAATCAAAAAAAGAGAGTCCGAAAGAGACCTAAAAAACAATTGCGTATGAAAAAACTAATATTATTTATATTTCTATTCGTTATTAGCTTTCCAAAAGCACAACTAATAGATCATATAAACCCAATAAAATACTCTTCAGTATATAATTTAATTTTGGAAATTGGAATCGAATTTCCTGATATTGTTTTCGCACAATCTATATTGGAATCAGGTCATTATCGCAGTAAGATATTCAAATCAAACAATAACATTTTTGGTATGAGATTACCAAAAAAGAGAGAAACAACCGCGATAGGTCAAAAAAATGGATATGCTGTTTATGAATTTTGGGAAGATAGTATTGAAGATTATTGGTTTTATCAGGAATTTATATTAAAAAATAAAAAAATGACCCGTAGTCAATATTTTTCATTTTTAGATAGGACTTATGCCGAGACTCCAGGATATAGTAAAAAATTGAAAAAAATAATTTTGGAATTTAAGGGTATTTTGTATGATCCTCCTAAGGATAGAAATGATGGTAACTTAAATAATAATCAATTAACTTAATAGTTTGACCATTTCCAAAAATTAACTATACTTATAAAAATACAAAACAAATATGATTAATTTAGTCCTGATGTATAAACTTTTAACAACTTTTTAAAATATATTCCCGTATCCTTACGTTTACGGGATTTTTTATTTATATAAACCAATAAACAAAACAAACATGAAAAAAACAATCATGATGTCACTTTTATCCTTATTCGTGACAATCGCATCTTTCGGGCAAATTACAACATCCGCCCTGTCTGGTGTTGTGAAAAATGAAAAAGGAGAAACATTAGTTGGTGCGTCTGTACAAGCGGTTCACCAACCAACAGGTTCTGAGTATCGTGCTAGTACAAACAAATCAGGTGGGTATCAAATACCTGCAATTCGTGTTGGGGGACCTTACATCATTTATATTAGTTATGTTGGCTATAAGAAAGCTGAAATAACTGATGTAAACACACTTTTAGGTGTTACAAGTAATATTGATGTTGTATTAGTATCTGAAGTTAAATCTTTATCTGAGGTAACTGTTGTTGGGAACAGAAACAACTCATTTTCAAAAGATAAAACCGGAGCAACTCAACAATTTGGTAGGAGAGAATTACAAGCAATTCCTATCACAGGTGCTAGAACTATAAACAGCATTACTAAGTACAACCCATTTGGTGACGGTTCTTCATTCGGAGCACAAGACTCACGTTTAAATAACTTCACAATTGATGGTTCTCAATTCAATAATGGGTTTGGTCTTGGTTCTTCGGCTCAAGCAGGTGGTAGAACAGGTTCGACTGCAATTTCTTTAGACGCCCTTGACCAACTTCAAGTTAACGTTGCTCCTTTTGATATTCGTCAAAGTGGTTTTGTTGGTGCTGGAATTAATGCAGTAACTCGCTCAGGTACAAACAAAGTCGAGGGATCCATTTACCAAACTCAAAGGGATAACACTTCAAGATATGTTGGTAATAAAGCATATGGAGTTCCTGTAACAGCATCAAAATTTGACGAAAAGGTTTTGGGTTTCAGACTTGGTGCACCGATCATCAAAAATAAGTTATTCATCTTTGGTAACTACGAATCATTAGTTAAAACCGAACCAGGTACAACATGGATTTCAGAAGGATCATCTCTTACAGGTTCTCAAATCAGTAGAGTTAAATATTCTGATATGAAATCTCTTTCAGATTTTATGAGAGGCAAATTTGGTTACGAAACGGGATCTTGGGAAGGATACAGCAACGCTAACGAATCAAAAAAATTCTTGGTTCGTTTAGATTGGAATGTTAATGAAAAACATAAATTAACAGCTCGTTATGTTCACCATAATTCATCTGCAGAGATTAACATTTCAAACTCACAATCAGCAGGTGCTGGTAACAGAACAACTCAATTTAACTCAATGTCGTTTAAAAATAGTGGTTATGTTATTACGGATAACACTCGTTCAGGTGTTATTGAATTGAATAGCAAATTCTCAAACACTTTACATAACAACTTGATTGTTGGGTATGATAAACAAATTGAGGATAGAGCTTATTTAAGTCAAATGTTTCCAACAATTGATATTAGAGAAGGTTCGGCGACTTACACTTCTGTAGGTTTTGACCCATTCACTCCAGGTAACAAATTGGATTATAACACATTACACGTCACAAACAACGTTACAAAGTATTTGAATAAACATACTTTAGTTGGAGGTGTTAATGTTGAAAAATATCGTTCTAACAACTTATTTTACCCAGCATCTAATGGTGTTTATGTTTTCAACAGTTTATCTGATTTCTACACTGCAGCAAATCAGTCACTTACAAACGGTGGTAAACCATCTACATTTGTACCTGCAAGATTCCAATTAAGATATTCTGCACTTCCTAATGGTGAAGAACCAATGCAAACATTAAAAGTTACTCGTGTTGATTTTTACGGTCAGGATGAATATCAGGCAACTAAAAACTTAAAACTTACTTTTGGTTTAAGAGGTGCACACATATCATTTGATAATACTGCACTTGAGAATAAAGTTGTTAGTAACATGACTTTTACAAATGGTGAAAAGTTTAACACTTCAACTTTACCTAAAAATCAACTTTTGTGGGAGCCAAGATTTGGTTTCAATTACAACCACAAAGGTCAGTCTAAGACTCAAGTTAGAGGTGGTACAGGTATCTTTACAGGAAGACCTCCTTATGTGTTTATTTCAAACCAAGTGGGTAATAATGGTGTGTTAACAGGGTTTATTGATGTGTCAGGTTCAGCGGCAACTCAATACGGTTTCACAGCAAACCCTAACCAATATTTCATCCCTTCAACACCAACATTACCTTCAACATTTGATTTAGCATTTACAGACCCTAATTTCAAATTCCCTCAAGTTTGGAAAACAAATTTAGCAATTGACCAAAAATTGCCTTATGGGTTTGTTGGTTCTGTAGAAGTGTTATTAAATAAAACATTAAATGCTATTCATTATTATAATACAAACCAAGAATTACCTATTGGTACTTTAAAAGGTGGTGGTGCATTAATTTCTTCGGTTGATAACAGACAAATATTCGCTAATAATGATAACGGTGTAAGAGTTAATGACAACGTATCTATGGGAGCGGTTCTTACCAATAAGAACGGTGCTTATCACAATTCATTAACTATGAAACTTGAATATCCAGCAAAGAAAGGGCTTTGGGGTTCAATCGCTTGGACAACTGCAAGATCTTATGATTTCATGAGTGCGGGTTCAATTGCATCAGGTTCTTGGCAGAGTGTTAGAACTGTTAACGGTAACAACGATATCAGACTTTCACTTTCTGACAACTTCATGAAAAACAGATTTGTTGGATTGTTAGGTTATAAAATTGAATACGGTAAAAAATATGGTGGGGCAACAACAATCACTCTTGGTTATGTTGGTCAACAAAATAATCCATATTCTTATTACGTAGCTGGTGACCTTAATGGTGATAGAGTTAGAGATAACGAACTTATTTTTGTTCCAGTCAAAGGTTCAGATATTAAATTCCAATCACTAACTGTAGGTGCAAGAGTTTATACAGAAGCAGAACAACAATCAGCACTTGATGCATTTATCACACAAGACCCATATCTATCAACAATAAGAGGACAATATGCTGAAAGAAATGGAGGTATTCTTCCATATCTTCACAGATTTGACCTATCAATCGCACAAGATGTCTTTGTTAAAATCGGAGGTGAGAGAAATGCATTTCAAATTCGTTTTGATATTCTTAACTTCGGAAACATGATTAACGATAAGTGGGGCGTATCTCAAAGAGCAACCGCTCCCGCACTTCTTAACTTTGTAAGTTATAACACAGCAGGTGAACCTACTTACAGATTGTCAACTCAAAAACTTATTGACGGTACAACAATCTTAGCTAAAGATTCCTACCAGAGAAACTCTTCAGTTTTTGATGTTTGGACCGCACAATTAGGTGTTAGATATATCTTTGGTAAATAATTTAATGGTAGAATAAAAAAAACTCTCAATAATGTTGAGAGTTTTTTTTATTAATAACAATTAACTATTTTTTAAATATAGATATACGTATTTCATAAATTTCTTATATTGACCATCATCTAAAACTTGTTTATAAACATTATGTATCCAACTTTTTATATTTTTTTCTTTTCTTAGAAAATTTTCAATCTCACTATTATCATACCCATTATTGTGTAGGTCATCTATAAGTGATTGAGCATATGCCATAATTTCGGTTTGAGATGCCCAATATTTTTTAGGGTTATCGGTCGGAGAAGCATCCAAGACATACCTATCTTTACCCATCTTATTTACTTGTTGTAAATGTATTGATTCGTGTCTCAATATTAATTTTAAAAAATTATAAAAATCTTTTTTATTTTCATTAGAATTTATATAATCAAGAAACATTCTTGGAACAACAACCACATTAATTTTATCAATATTTGTATTATATAGTGCGAATTTAATGCCACCCATCAACATTAAATTCTTAGGTGCAACAAGTTTTTCTTTTTCATTTGTTAAACTATCGTAATATTCATCAAAATCTGAAAAATGAATTTGTGAGCCTTCAAATATTTCATTAACATCATTAAGATTTGATATATTTCCTTGTTCTTCTTTTAATTTTAAAATATATTTGTTAAAATCAAATGGATTTATTATTGCCATCTCATTTAAACCTTTTTTTGATAAATTTTTTTGTTCTTTTATGACGGTTTTCACTAAATTAATCAATTCTGATTCCGTCAATCTTACTATTTTTAACATATCTTTTACCATAAATATATTTACCATATTGAATAAATTGATTATCCTTATTAAAAAATTAAAACTATGACTATTTTAACAATTATTGGATGGGTGTTATCTGTCGGAACTGCATTATTTTTAGGTAAAGGTGCAATCGATAAAATCAGAGGAACTCAAGAAATGGTGGGTAATTTTGCTTACATGAAATTGGAGAAATACAGAGTTGCAACAGGTGTTGGCGAGTTAATCGGATCACTTCTTCTTCTTTGTCCAATCTTTTCTCTTTATGGTGCAATCTTAATTGCTTGTTTTATGAGTGCGGGTGTTGCACTTCATCTTTCACTTATGGGAGGATCTAAAACTCACGTTCCTATGTTAGTAGGGTTAGGGGCTATTTTAGGTTATGTATTAACCCATTACAACTAAACTTTATATGTTTATTTTAAGAAAACCTCACTAATTGGTGAGGTTTTTTGTTATAACTTCAATTATTTTTAGCCAATCTGCGAAAGTAGATATATAACCCAAAGAAAAATCCCGCAATACAATACAAAACGAAGTTCGCTTTCCATAAACTTCCTGTCAGTAATATTAGGGAATATTGAACGGCATCGAATCCAAAAGGATTGAAGAATAATGCCAACATTAAAAAAATTTGTGATAGATTGTCTTGGAAGGTTCTTTTCCAAGTTTGTATTTTTCCCATCATCGTCCATACCCTACTGTTTAAAATTTATGTCGAAAATTGACTTTGTTGTTTTCATATAAATACCTTATCTTTGCTTAATGGAAAATAAAGATATCGACATATTAAAACAAAAACATAAAGAACAGATGGAAATCCACAGGATTGAAAGGGAGAAGTATTTGAAAGAAGTGTGGGAAAACTTAAAACCTTTTAAGGTTCATAAAGATATTCCTAATTTGCCGAAAGTTGATGAAAAAACTTGGAAGGAATATTATGTACCAAAATTAATTGGTGCGGGTGCAATACCCAAAAAAGACCTAATTGATGGCGAATATTATATTGGAGATCATAGATGTACTCATATTGCAAAATGGAACCAAAAAGAAAATGTTTTTGAATATTGGAAATGGGAATTTTTTCCTATACTTGACGATTGTAATCATTTTGAGGACGATAATGGTTTTGCCCTTTTTGTTCCAATCGCTATTGGGATCAAAGAAGAGTATGACAAATATGGGTATGACACTTGGTTAAAAGAAAAAGAAAATAAGGAAAATGATAAATAATTTAGAACTAATAAAACCGTTGTTAAACTTCGAAAATGAAGGTGACTTTTACATGCTTTATGTTTTAAAGCGTAAGAAAGACCAACCTGAGGGAGAAAGAGATAATCATCAATCTGTTAGAACTATTAAAACATATTGTGTTGATAGTATTCAATATCTTGAAAAAATATATGATGAAGTAATTCAACTGTGCGAACTTTTTAAAGCTAGATCTTACATTCATATTCAAAAACAAAACCATAAGGATGTTTCTTTAGAGATGATGATGACGTTAGCTCAAAAAATTAAAGACGGCCAACATAATCAAAAAAATCTATTTGATTCCGTTGTTGGTCAATTAAAAACACATGAAAAAAGATGGATTGTTGATGTTGATACAAAAGATGAGAATTCAATGCTAAAAATAATGCATATTATTAATAGCGTTAGACCTTATAAGAACGAACCTAAACTTATTAAAGTTATACCAACTAAGAATGGTTATCATTTAGTCACAGAACGGTTTGATGTTATTGAATTTCAAAAATATTTTTTAGGTGGAGATGTTCCTGATATTCAAAAGAAAAATCCAACTTTGTTATATTATCCGAACAGTTTAGATGAAACTATTAAAAATTAATAATATGATTAAAGATTTTAAATGGAGGAAAAGTCGTAAATTTGATGGAAATATAAAAGTATGTTTAAGATTTATAAAGTGGGTGGATGCGTTAGAGATAAACTCTTGGGAATCGAATCAAAAGATATTGATTTCGTGTTTGTTATTTCTGACTTATCTTCAGTAAAGAGTGTTGATGCGGGATTCCAAATGATGGAATCTTACATGAAAGAAAACGAATACACCATTTTCTTATCAACTCCTGACTGCTATACTATCAGAGCCAAATTTCCTAACAACCATAAGTTCAAAGGTATGGTTGCCGATTTTGTGTTGGCAAGAAAAGAGATTGGATATTATGAGGGAACTCGTAGACCTATCTTGGAACTCGGAACTCTTCATGATGATTTGATTCGTAGAGATTTTACTTTGAATGCCATGGCTGAGGATGAAGATGGAGACATAATTGATTTATTTGGTGGAAAAGAAGATTTAAAAAATAAAGTTCTTAAAACTCCGAGAGATACTAATGAAACTTTTAATGATGACCCATTAAGGATATTGAGGGCGATTCGTTTCTCAATCACCAAAGGATTTAAAATACCGAGTGACATGCAGGATATTATCTACAACTATAATTATGTGGATAAAATGGGTGTTGTATCAGGCGAAAGAATCAGAGAAGAACTATTGAAGTGTTTCAAAAAAGACACAAAGGCAACTTTGTCACAATTAATGATGTATCCAAGGTTGTTAGAATATATTTTTAATAAAACAGGATTGTGGCTGAAACCCACATTTGAACAATAATATGAAAGTATTTTTTTTAGACCATGATGGTGTAATCTGTTTAAGTAATAATTGGGGTGGTAGACATAAAAAGCAACGCAAAAATGGATTTACCAAAATAAACGACTTGGAAATGCCCGTTCAATTCAGATTTGATGATTTTGATAAAAAGGCAGTAAAGATTCTAAATGAAATTATTGAAAAAACAGGATGTGAGATTGTTGTTAGTTCTGATTGGAAAAGATGGGCAAATGTTGAGGAAATGGGTGAGTATTACTTAATGCAAGGAATTATTAAAAAACCAATTTCTTTTACAAAGAATCTATCTGAAATTGATGTTCCTTCTGATTTCGCATGGTCATCATATTATGAGTTAGAACAAACCAGATCTCTTGAAATTAAAGAATATTTGAAGGACCATCCTGAGGTAACTAATTGGGTTGCGGTAGATGACTTAAATATGGGTATTCCACAAACACATGAAAGTTGGGGTGAAATGGAGATGGATTGGGGTCTAACCAATTTTGTCTTAACACCAAAAGAAAATGAAGGAATTAAACAAACTGGAATTAAAGAAAAAATTATAAAATTTTTAAGTGATGATATATCGAACAAGGAAGTTGATTAAACCTGAAGATTTAAATCCAAGAGGGACTTTATTTGGAGGACGACTACTTCAATGGATCGACGAGGAAGGAGCAATATTTGCAATGTGTCAGTTAAATAGTGCAAATATTGTTACAAAGATAATGTCCGAGGTTGATTTTGTTAGAACCGCACATGTTGGGGATGTTATTGAATTTGGGATGGAATTGATTAGTTTTGGTAGGACTTCAGTCACAATAGGATGTGATGTTAGAAACAAAAATACTATGGAATCAATAACCAAAGTCGATAAAATTGTATTTGTATTATTAGACAAAAATGGTAGACCAACTCCGCACGGAAAACAAATGCCAAATGATTGATATTAAAAAAATCTTAGAAGAAGATGGCCTTGTTAGAAAATTTGAAGGGTGTGCACCTGAAGGGTTCATATTAGTCCATGAAAAAACTTTGGAGGACCTCAGAGACATGGATCTTTGGATCGAATGGAGAAATGGGAGGGTAACAATTAAAGATTTAAATAAAAAGAACTTTGATGATATCTAAAAATGTATTATCTTTTAAAAAACTGAATCCGTTAGATTACATATTGTTGTTTAGCGAGTGATGATCAAACTGGTGTATCCGTCTGCAGCGGTGAACGGAAGTGCACTCCTAGGTTTTGTATCCCCACCAGTCCCTGATCATTTTAAATTAAGACCATGAATAAAGTAATAAAAAATCCAACCCTTTTCGTCGATATTGACGGAACATTAGTTAAGTACCGAAAGTTTAATGAATTAGCAACCTCGGTCCTTACTCCAATTCAAGATGTTATTGATTATGTAAACGACCATTATGATTCGGGTTCGATTGTAATTATCACCACAGCCCGTCCAGAGAGTTATAGGGACCTAACCATTCAAGAATTAAGTGAAGTTGGAGTAAAGTATCATCAAATTGTTATGGACTGTGGAAGAGGTACAAGAGTTGTTTTAAATGACATGGACCCTGAAAATCCAATCCAACGAGCTGTTGGAATAAACTTTGTTAGAGATGAAGGATTTAAATCAATCAGAGAAAAGCCAAACGTCAATTCATATGAGTCAAACTAAAGTACAAATCAAGCGACATTTATTGAAAACCATAAGTTATAGAATCTTAAGTAGTTTAATTGGATTTTTGATTTTATATATTACAACAAAAAATTTTAAAATTAGTATTTCTTTTAGTTTATCCGAATTTTTATTTAAACCTCTTGTATATTTTATACATGAAAGAGTTTGGTATAAATGGATTAAATTTGGTGTTATTAAAGAACCTGAAAAAAAGAAAAAATCAACAGGTTTAACTGAAGGTAAAATTAAAACACAATCATCCCCACCACCAGTGCCTCAAGGTAAAAAAGTTTTAAATTATAGTTCAAATAGATAACCGAGATATTTCTCGGTTTTTTTATTTAACGGGGTATTTATTATCATATATGGATAAAAATATATTAGAAATATTAGAATCTTATAAATCGATTCAGAATCTTAAAAAAGATTTACGTAATGGTATTAATGAAGTATCATCAGCGTCTCCTGATTTGCTTGGTGGGAAATCTGTAAATATTCCAAATGATGGTGCACATGTTGGTCAATCTGGTTGGCAAAGTGGAAACGCTTGGGATATTGCAGCCAAAATTGGTGATCCGGTATACGCAATTGCGTCAGGTACGGTACAAACATTTAATGATTATGGTTCAACTGTAGTTAAAAAAGATGGTAAAAAATTATTCGGTATTGGATTTACTGTTGATAGTGATAATAATTTACCAGATGTATATTATGCTCATTTAAAAGACGCTCAAATTAAAAGGGGTGACCATATAGAATGTGGTCAACTTTTAGGTTATGTTATGGATTTTCCTGATAGCTCATATGACCATGTACATATTGGTGTGGAGTCAGGTCATAATATTAGAGAATTTTTAAATTCTGATGGTTCATTAAAATGTGCTAGCGGTAGAAAATTGGATATTCAAAATTTATCACAATCAAATTCTACAGATAGTAATGAAACAAGTTTGAATAATGACAAAAATGGAATAATATATGATTTAGTTAAAAATATAATTGGCGGATTAACAGGGTTGAAAGAAGAAAGGGTCTATTCTAATTTTGGGAAAAACGTGATTCACCGTAGCGGAGATGTTATTATACCGAAAGATGGTAATCAAAAAATTTATAGTCCAGTAAATGGTGTGGTTAATAACACAAAATATCTTTCGTCTTGTAAGAATCAAATAATAATTCAACATAAAATTGACGGTTCAACATATTATACTGTATTCTGTGGAATCACAAATCCATCTGTAGGTGATGGTAAATCAATTAAACAAGGAACTCTTTTAGGTACAACTGATGAAGATGTGAGAGTCAGTGTTTACGATTCGATGTTTGATAGAGAATATATTTCAACGTATTTAAATAAAGAAAATAAATCAAATAAACAAACTTCATCTAAACCTGAATATAATAAATCAAAAAGCTATCGTGCAACACATGACTTGGCAGATATTTTTATGGCACCGTTAAGATCATTTGAAGACAAGATAGATAGTAATGGTGAAGTGATTCAAAAAAGGTGGTCAAGAGTCGGAGATAAAGAACAACCAGAACCTTGGTTAAACAAATATAGTGCAACATACAATCCTGAAAAACAAGGAAAAAAATTAAAAGAAAACGTAGAAAAAATCAAAAGATTATTATAATAAAAAAACCCATCGAAAGATGGGTTTTTTTATTTCTATACGGAAAGTTATATTATTTAACTTCATCCGCTTTAGGAGTCTCAGCGTTTACTGAATCTACAGAAACAACTGTAGAATCTACTTTAGTTGAGTCAGTTGCTACAGCAGTTGAATCAGTACTTACTTCGGTTGATGTTCCTGTACCACAAGATACCAATGCCACGATTGATAAGATTGCAAGGATTTTTTTCATGTTTTTCTTTTTTTAGTTTAATGTTAATTAATAACTTATTAGAATATAAATATACTATAAATTGATTGATAAGTCAAATATTAGTTGTATTTTTTTTGCGGAAAGTGTTGGATTCGAACCAACGGGGCTATTACACCCAACGCCTTAGCAGAGCGCCCGTTTAAACCACTCACGCAACTTTCCATTTTTTAAATGTTGGAGTAGGTGGACTCGAACCACCGACCTTCTCGGTATCAGCGAGATGCTCTAACCAACTGAGCTATACTCCAATAAAAGAAGATAGAAGCAACCATTTATTTATTCGGTCATCCAAGGATGACAAGGGTTTACGGCTCGGGTTACATCACGCATAGACCATTCTCCCGATATTCTGCGACGCCCTACGGGTTTCTACCCGACTTCTCTATCTTCAACACAAAGATACAAAAAAAATCCCCCTGATTCTAATTCAGAGGGATTTTTTATTAAAAAATTTTCTCAATTAGAAATATGTTTGTTCGAAATAAAGAATTTGGAATTTATCACTAGTATCAACTAAATGTAACCCATTAATCAAATCATTATATTCAACAACCGCTCCCTTCTGAATTTTTCTGAATTTAGTCAAAACATCAAATGTTGTTATATCATCAGAAAATACATCCTGTGAATCTTTATTATATTCTTTCATCAAACCTAACTCCATCTCATATGCACCATGAATAATATCCTCCAAACTGTTAAAGGTGTGTGTTGTTTTTGTGGTTGGAATGTTAGGAATAATGTTAAAATCTGTCATGTATTTTTGTAATGTTTCCGCATGTTCCAATTCATCTTTGGCCTCATTCTCAAAAAACGCAGCGGCTTTCTTATAATTCATATCGTTACACCAGTTAGTTGCATCTCTATAATAATAGTGTGCGGTGTATTCGTCTTTGATTCTATCTGTTAAGATTTTAACAACCTTATCACTTAACTTATACAATTTTGGTTCTTTTGATGATTTCACTTTATCATCAGATTTTTGTTCTCCAAGCATCATAGCCTTGAACAATTGTTCCTTAGTCATTGTTACTTTATCCATAACAATAAATATATCGATAAATAAGAAATATTTTGTAGCGATAGGTGGATTTGAACCACCGACAACTTGGATATGAATCAAGTGCTCTACCTCTGAGCTATATCGCCATTTGTAGTCCCATTAGGACTCGAACCCAAACTCCGAAGTCCGTAGCTTCGTGTGCTATCCGTTACACCATAAGACCGTTGTAATAAAGATTTTATTTATTACTCTCTTCCATACATTTTGGACACATTCCATCAACTTTACTTACCGAATGTGTTGAACAAAGGTCTCTTTGAATTGCTTCTGATATAGATTTTCCAAACCATTCTTTCCATTCTTCAAAAGTGAATTTACTTTCAGGATGGTCATAAAGAAAATCTTTATATTGCGTTTCAAGTGTTGCCATAATTTTCATAAAATTTGATCCATTTTCTAATTGCGTTATCACTCACACCATATTTACGACCTGTTTCAGAATAACCAAAATTATTAACTTCATTTATTAAAACAGAATATTCAGGTCGATCAACCATTCTTTTAGAAAGATAATTCTGAATTTTTTTATCATTCATTATTTTCCTATACTCATCTTTTTTTAATTTACTTTTTTGCTTACCACAATGAGTATCTAATGTTGCATTACAATTAGGACAAACAATTCTAAGATTTTCAATTCTATTATCATTCCAAACACCATTTTTATGGTCTAAAATTAAAGACATTTTTTTACCATTCCAAATTTCATTTTGACCACATATCTCACATTTTTTTTCTTTTAGACCTTCTTTATATAATCTTTCTTTAAGATGACCTCTGCTGTAGGTTGAATTTTCAACCAGGTACTCATTTAAATTTTTTTTTATAAAGATATTTTTATAGTCATTCAATTTTTCTTTTCGTACATTATCCGAATCAAAATGACTCACATCTAAATTATATTTCTCAACATAATTTTTTAATGTTTTGAAATTACCTCCAGCGGATCTTAGTCCTAATTTTTTTAATGTTTCGGTATAAGTTCTACTCTCTTTTATTATTTTTTCTAATTTTGTTTTTTCCATAATCGAACCTTTATTATAAATATCTCGAACTATGGAAAAAATTATTGATGCTCCGTTTGGATTCGAACCAAAACCAAATCAGTCAAAGTGATTTATGCTAACCATTACACTACGAAGCAATTTAGACAGATATTAAAGGACGTATTATTCCTCTCATTATCCTTCGAGATGAAAAGCGTGTGTCTGTTTGTGGACTCTACAGGACTTGAACCTGTGACCTTATCATTATGAGTGATCTGCTCTAACCAACTGAGCTAAG